TTCTTCATTTTTAAAAATTATTTGAACTTTGTCTAAACCACAAGTTGAAAAAAAGAAATCTTCGTTATATTTGTAACCCGCTTCACCTAACGCATTACTAATAATACAAGCAGCCTCTACGTCACGATAATTTGCATTTAGCGCACCACCTTCTACATAATCACCTGGCCCAAATGAATAACCATTTGATACAGATCGCTGTGTAAGTGACGAACTTGGAAAATCAAGTATCAAGGGTTTTTTTGACATTCATACGCCAACATAAAAAAACTTACATGTTCTTCGTTTGTGAACATAACTGGTAATTCTTTGCCATTATCAAGTTGAAGAAATACATAATCTTGACCATTTCGCAATCCATGATGATTAAAAATTTTTTTTAATTGTTGCATCGCTATGTTTCGTTTATTCCACAGCCCATATCTAGACGTATTGTTTAATTTTGCAATTGGAAATCTTGCTATATTATTTTCATTTTTATTATAAAATGGAACATCAATATTTGACACTAGCAAGATTCCATTAATTAGTGAGCGTTTCCGATTGGTTTTTCATCAAATAGTCTTGCATCTGTATCCCAGTTATTTGGGATTTTTTCGCCACGCCGAACTCGGTCATACTGCGAGTAAGCGTGAGAGTTACGCTTGTAAAGGTCGGCTTCGTTAAACACAAAGCCATATTCCACACAAAAAACCTTGAAATTATCAAGGTCGTTAAAAACACGATTTACATTATGGTTCTTAATCATTTTCATTTCCGTTATATTAGAGTTACATAATATGGACTTGCCAGTGCCATAATTACCAATATACAGCAAACTTATGGTTTGTCAACTGCTTTTTTATTTTTATTTTCCAATAACTTATTATAATAGTCAATAGCCGCTTGAAGTTTAGGAATATCGTCCTGTTGCACAAGCACATCATCCCAGACCAAATCTGACCCAAAAATATACTTAAGTGCAGCCCAAACTCGCTTGTAAAATGGAGTATGATTTACAGCCTGAATATTAACAATAAAGTCTGGTTTATAAGGCATCTCGTTGCCCCAATCATAAACCTGAACAATAATAGTATGTTCAGTACTTTGACATTCGCAAGAAAGAAATACTTTTAAATCATTATCTTGCTTTACTAGCATATCTTCAATATTGGTCATTATTTTGCTTTTGCTGGTAGCAGATACTCATATGTAATCAAACCACTATTGACGGTAATTTTAGCAACACCATCATCACTAAATTGCATAGTTTTATCGCCTTGAAGATTTAATATGCTTATAAACAAACTAACTGGATAAGCCCATTCACGCTTTAAGGTGCCGCTGATACCGCTATCAAATACAAAGTTACCTGCATGCGAAGCAGCATCGCCAAAATAAAACTTAAGATTAGTTCCTTCTGTTTTAACCGTAAACATTTTTTCTTCGCTGTTGGCTTGTGATTGAAACTTTAAACGTTGAATAGCAGCAACAGTTGGTTCTAATGTAATTGCCCAATTTGTTCCACGAAATGTTACAGTTTTGAGTTTCTCGTTAATAACTTCTGTAGTCATAAAACGATAATCATTCTTGAAATCACCATTAGCATTCTCAAAACGAACACCAACTGGTGTTGCTACACCATTACGTGTTTCAATTTTCAAGTCAATTGTTGCATCGCTTGCGTATTCTGGAATATTAATAATTGTATTAAGTTTTGACAAGTTTGGCATACCGAAAATGCCAGAAAATGCTGCATTTACTTCATTAAAACTAGCAGTTAGAATAATGCTGCGATCTTCACTTACGCTTGAAATTTTTGTTTCTTTATCATCGCCACTAATTTTTACAACATCTATACCTGTTGACAAGGTATGCTGAACAATATCTATTAGAAAGTCTTTCATTAAATTTTCCTTTTGATTTATAATAGCAAAAAACTAATCAGTTGTCAATAATTTCGGCCCAAGCACCGCCAACTTTTGCTCTAGGTTCAGAAACATTACCTTTTTGAGCAACGATGTAACTGCTTTTGAGTTCACGAAGATCATAGTTAAGAATAGTATAACCCATAAAAGTTAACCTGTCTATTAAATTTTTGTAATTTACTGTTGTAAAATCATTACTAAGCGACAACTGTTGTGACCAGATTTGATCATCAGGCATAAAATTAAAAATAAATTTTCCGCCATCATATAAAAGTTCAATTACATGACTTGCTATTTGCAAAATATACTCTTCGTTTGCCATAAAAAATTCATTAAAACAATACACTAATCCAAATGATTTAATTGGAAGTGCAGAAAAATCATCATTTTTTATTTCATACTTTCTTAATCTGCGTTCTACATAAAAATTATTATCAATATTTTTTGCTGCTTCATCGCAAACTTCAATAAACCTATCAGCGATGTATAGTGGCTCACTAGCCAAAACATACGGCAAAAATTGGCCGCTGCCAGGAAATATTTCCAATACTGGAACATTATTTTGGATTGTGCCACTTAACAATCCTGATAATATTTGTAGATCAAATTCATTAAATTTATTTTGATTTATAAAATTTAATCTATCATTTACATCATGTAACTTTAATTTATTAGTTAAAGTTTCGGTGCGGTCTCGCAATATTTTAAAATCATCTTGCAAACCTGCTTCAAGTTTATTAATAAGATTGTCAAACAAGTTCTCAACTTCTTTATAATATAAAGAGTAAGCAGCAAAATGTTTTTGGGCTTTTTTAAGACTGTTAATATGATTCTGTTTTTCAATAATATTCATTAGTTGAACTCAAATAATGTTGTAAATGTGTTATTGATATTTGTCCTATTAATTATGTCCCAATCTAAAACGCCTAACAAATTGTCAACCTTTTGGCTTACGATAGTATCTTCCATAATATCGCTATCAAACGGCATTTCTTTAAACCAATTTGGGATACGCATCTCATCTGTTGGATAACCAATACTAGTTAGTCCTAGTGGATTATTTTTGAGTTTGCACACAATAGTTTTCATACCATCTACAATTTCAATACTACGAGTATCGCCATGCATATTGCGTAATCGATTCCAATTAAGTGCAGCACGAACATGACCTGGCATATTTGCTTGACCTTCACGGCGTTCTAATTCACCATAGTATGTTAGTTTGTTAACACGCTTTGGTGTGCCTTTTTCCCAACTTGGTAGATTCTTAAACTTATACTTGAATTCACGAATTTCATCAACAAGTGTTTCTTGATCAACGCCATCAAGAACTTTTTTCAAAATATCAGACAAGAAATCTTGCACAAGTTTGGGTGTATCACTACGTTTTAGGTCAAGACCCATTGCTTTAACTTTACCAGTTTTACCTTCAACATCAAGACGTTTGCTTTCTAAATCAAAAATAAGCACAGCATACCGTTTCTTGGTAATAAACAGTCCTTTACTTGCAATAAGTTCACGCCCGCCTTTAATAATTTCACCAAGTTCTGGTGTAGTATGAAATGCTTCATACATAAATTTTGGAAACGTAAGGTTTACTTGTTCGCCAATACTATCATATAATTGGATACAAATCTCTTTATTCCATTCCATACGACCAGCCGCAACATCATCCTTGATAATTGGCCAAGCACTAAAATAAACTGAATCCGTATCACCATAGATTATTGATTTGCCAACATGGTCTGCTTCACCAGTAATAAGTTGATTTACAGTAGCATCCATGTGCTTAGCAATTGTTCGACCACATAGAGTAGTGCTTTGCCCAATACGTTGATCAAAGAAACGACAACCTACGTTAAGAATAGCACCGTATAATGAGTTTAAGTTAATCTTTTTAACCAACTGACGCTTGTCCCAAAATGCTATTTCTTTTGGATCAGTTGCATTTTTCTTATTTGCTTGTAGTTCTTTACGCTCACTATACCAACGTTCAAGTAAACTTGGAACTACACCTTGACGTTCAAGATTAAAGATAGTGCCATTTGCACTTAGTGCCCACGGCGCATAATTATCAAATATCATGTCATAAATTTGTGCAGCACTATATACTTCGCTGCTGCCATTTTCCCAATCAATAGTAATTTCTGTGCCAATTTCACGGTTCATTACAGCAGTATATTCTAGTGTAGCAAATAATCCTTCCCATGCTGCTGCAAATGACTTGCCTTCATCTATTCGTTGTTTAAGAAGTGCTTCTGTCATAATAGGACGTAACTGTCCAACAACTGTTTCTGGACCCATGTTTAGCGCACGAATAGTAGATGGATACAGCGAGTTAATATCAATAGCACCAATCCAGTCATGTAGTCCTTTTTTGGGATATGCTACGTAAGCACCTGCAACTTGGCTATTCACTTCTTCATCACGTGATCTACGATTAGGAACAACCATACCACGTCGATGTGCTTCGTTTATGATTGCTTGTTCTGTAACAGCAACTGCACCCATAGTAGTTTGTAACAACACAGTATTATCGTGTGCAATTTCATTTGCCAAATCAAGGAAACGTAATTTTTTATCTAACTTGTTTAACAGTGCAACGTCTTGGCGTGAATACTGAATAAATGTTTCAAAGTCACGATTATATAATTGGTCAAGAGTGCCTTCATAAGCAGTCTTGCGCTCACCAAGTTCATACTCACCGATAGCATCAAGACTATAACTGTGACGTTCTTCGTATGTATATTTGCGATACAGTTCCATATAATCCATATGCACACGGCCAACTAAATCATAAGTAGAACTCATTTTACCATATTTTTCATATTCACGCACTTTGGGAAATTGATCCCACAAACAAAAACGACGAGTGTCGTCTTTGCTTAGAACTTGTGTGACACGATTAATTACATAAGGAATATCAAATCCTTCGCTGTTCCAACCGCTAATAACATCGGCATCAGTAATAAGTTCTATGAATGTAAGCAACATTTCACGTTCGCTGTCAAACATAAATGTATTATCAAAACGACCGCCTATTCGGTTAGCCTCATCCATACTCATTTGTTTTGGTGGTAATGCTAATGTGATAAGGTGATCTAACCAATCAAGATAAACTGTTATTGCGGTTATGCGTGTGAATGGATCATCGGGTGTGCTATACCCCTTTTCAGGATCAAAATCAGTCTCAATATCAAAGAAAGCCGTTTGCAAGTTTGGTGAATCACTACCAAGATAGTTTTCGGCTAAACAACGAAATATAGGATTAATATCACTTTCGTATACACGTTTACCTTTGATTGCACCCAATTCACGGCGTAAATCTTTGTTACTGCGACAACTTACACGACGAACTGGTGTATCAAAAATACTGCGATATGTTCCATTATCATCTTCATAATAAAATACATAATTACAATTGTATTCTTTATAAACACGCTTACCGTCTAAACGTTCAACAACGTGAATACGTTCACGTGTTCTATCATGAATAGCATCAACGTATGACAATCAACACTCCAATTCTTGTTATATTATAATTTATTACTGTGAATCTTGTAAATTATCCGTAGATTGTAGGATGCTTTCAATAATTTCAAGTTCTTCACGTGCCTTGTTAAAATCACGCTTTTGTGCAATTTTGATAGCCTTCTTAATAAGTGAAGGTTTTACTTGCATTTCTTCTGCAACTGCTGCAATAGTATCATTTAGACCACCACGCAGTGTATCAATTTCAGTATTAACGCTAATGCTTTCGGTGATAAGTTGTTTTAGTTTGCTTGCTTCTTCTTTATTAAAATTACGTGCCATTTTCTTCTCCTTGCTTGTAAAGTTCTAATAGGGTTTGGTATTGCTCATAAGCATCCTTAAGCGTAGGATACTTTTCGGTAAAGTATGGATCATCTGCGATAATCATCATCTTATCTGCGATCATCATAACAGTTTTATATAATTTATCAAGATTTATTTCATTATGATTTGTTCTAATTATTGCATCGGTATTATCAGGTGGCGTAATCTGCACTTCTTTACCTGTAATGGTTAATGAAGGCGATGGTTGAACATTCCAACCAGAGGTAGTTAATACAGAACCACTACCGCTACCGCCGCCACCAACTGTATTGATTGTATATGTTGTAGTTGAACCTGTTGCACCAATTGCTGGTACGTATGTAGTTTTAGACGGACTTTGGACGATGTTGACGGTCATGCTTCAATTTAGCAGCAAAAGCATCAGGAGTCAATTTATATTTCTTAATAAAAGCATTATGCAAATCTTTTGGATTAACTTCAAACTCGCGACATAAACGTTGCATTAACTCATCTATGCTATCGTAATCTGTTTTTTCAATATTATCTAGTTCGCTAGCCAGTCTTTCAACGCAGTTTTTCATATTTTTTGGTTCTGCGGAATCAATTATTTTATCATACTTCCAACGAGCAGCCATTAAACCTCGTGCGCCAGCACTTATTGGGTTGCGACCTTGAATACCAACGCTCATCGTTGCTTCTGTGATTTCTTTAATACGCATAATATTATTTATCGGTTAATTACCATACATTTGATGTAAATAAAATACTACTATCTGTGTTTCTAAAAGAATCTAGGTGTTTAAGTTTTGTAAGAGCATTCATTAATTGACTTTCATCACCATCTTGTAGCAGTTCGCTGTGCAAACTAGCAAAATTTGGTATGTTATAAATTTCTTCTAATAGTTTTTGTTTAACATCGTAAGGCAAATGTCTTGCTGCGTAATAACTTGGATTAATTAATAAATTTGGCACCGTATACCCAACCATCGTTTCATCAAGTATTCGCAAATCATTTTTAGTAAAACAAGCATTTAATAAACTATATGTATAAATTTTGTAAGTATCAACATTACTAAGTTTTTTTATTTTATTATAATTCTTAACTACTTCATCCCATTTGGCTGGCCAACGAATAATATTAAATCTTCCGTAAGTTGCATCGATACTAAAACCTATGCTTACTTGCTTAAAGTTTTGTAGCAGTGATATAATTTCGGTATCTAAAACTGTACCATTTGTATAAAATTCTAAGTGTATATTTTTAGAAAATTGATTTTCAACTGCATATCTTAAAATTTTATAAACTCTTTTGCTGTATAATGGTTCACCACCATATAGCGTAAGTGTTTTAACATTATTCCATAAATTTGAATTAAAAAGATTTTCTAAATTAACGCTATGTTGAGTTGAATCATTAACATTATACATTTTTTTGTTTTCAACAGACCAACGACTGCTGCTGTGACTACCACATGTAATACACGCTATATTACAATTATTATCAACTTTGATTTCAAGATTAGTTAGTTCAAATTTATTTTGTTCAAAAAGGTTTGCGTTCTTAGTACCTTTATAATTAAATCTATGGCTATTTGTATTGCCATCTAATTCAGTTTTTCTACATACATCGCAGCCACTGTTCCAACGATTTTCTTTTATATCGTTGCGAATTTCTTTGTTAACTTCATCAAAAGATTTATATACAAGGTTTTTTGTATAATAACAACATGGTTTGTAAAAATTGCCTGCAAAAACTATGTCTGTAAAAGGACGCCAACAGAAACTGTCTGTGAAACTTGTCATGCCTTGCCGTTAGGATTCAATAGTGGCGGACGACCAATTGCATCTACTTTATTACCAAATTTTGCTGCTTGTCTTTTTGTTTCGCCTGGTTTGACATCTACTGTCATGCTATTAGCATAGCGTGGGTCTTTTGCCGTTTTTTTATTAGGAGCCACTACGCCTACACCAGCGGCTTCATCGAGGTCAAATAACTCAGTTAATAACATTTTAATCACCACTTACGGCAAGACCAATATCTTGCTTTTGTGCGTGGACCTGGATTTGCACAGTGGTGTCTTGCACGAAAACTCTTGCGACGTTTTGGGTTGCTCTTTTTAATACGCATCTTTTTATCGCCAAAATTAACTTTCTTAACATTACCAGTTTTTGGGTCTTTGACAAATACTTTAAACTTTTTTACATCACCACGCATCGGCTTGCTTAATGGAACTTTGCGACCATGATATTCTGCTTCTGCTACAAGTTCTTCATAAAGGTCATCCATAAAGAAACGAATTTCTTTGTCACCTTTGTTTAATACAATATCATCATCGTCTTCAGCGATATCCCATCCCATATTGCTTAACATTTTGGATGCTTGAGCATATTTTGCTTCGCCGCCGTGATACCACATTTTTGCTAAGCGTTTAAGAGTTTGTGGGTTATCTTGTAGTGAAACTACTTCACCTTCACCAATGCTTTCTACTTGTCCACCAGTGCGAATATAAGCATCATTTTTCTCTCTATCATAGTACATTGGGTTGTTTAAATACATACCTAATCTATATGTCCAAGATTTCCAATTCTTAATTTCTTGTGCAAGTTTAGCATCAGCACGTTTTTCCCAATCATATTTTAAAACTTCTACTTTTGCACCTGGCATCCCGCCTTGTGCTAAAAGATTATTCATTGTTTTTGCAAAGTTAGTAGCGCCTGGATTTAATTGCACTGTTCCATCTGCTGTTATATTAGCGATATCATCTACAATATTCGACCACTCAACGTAGTCCTGATTTAAACCTGCAACTATTGCTTTTCTAATTGCTGCTTGTTGAGGAGTGTCGCCAGGCATTGCAATATTTGTTATTGGTGCTTCACTTAAATTACGACTTTCAATTTCATTTAAACTTTCAAGAACTTTAAACAGTTTTTCATCACCAAGTATTGTGATACTATCTCCACTCGTTTCCATAATTTCTGTATCTACTTGTAAAATATCACCAAATTCAAGATAAACACCATCGCCAACAGTTGGACGATCTTCTGCTATGGCGGTAAGTTTTTCAATTATGGAACGCATATCACTCATGTTATAAATCCTAATATATTATTTATTTGGCTTTGGTGCTTACACGAATTGGTGCCTTGCCATTACCACCAGTATTTTTTCCGCCACGACCTGCTGCGTTCTGTGCCTTACGCTTACGAGTTACTGCACTTTTCTTTGCAGATGCACTCATACGACGTGCTTTTGCTGCTGGTACACATTTAGCATAACCACTTTTGCTGCCACTTGTGCCGCATGGTGGATGCTTCCCACCAACTTTTTTACCAATATTAACCCACTTGTCTTTAAACCATTTGTGAAGATTACCGCTTGCTTCTGGTAGCACTAGATTACCACAGTGCATGCAATAATCAACTTGTTCAAGTAGCACACTTTCTGTAATTGGATCACACTTTAATTCAGTGCTTTCACTTTTTCTTTTATTCTTGACGCAGTTTGGATATTTCTTTCCAAACATGGTTTTCATGCCTTGTTTATGATAACCTTTCCAACATGCTTCACCAAGAACATCTTCCATCTTCATTTTGATTTATTGCCCCAATTCTTTGCACCACTTTTACGGCACTTAACTAACGCACCGCTTGCATATGCACTTGGCCATACTTTGTAACGGCTCTTAACTTTATAATAGCAAGCATCTTTTTTTTCATCTACACGTGATTCTGGTAGCATCAAGCCGCCACAGTGTGGGCAACTTTCTTCTACGTTGTCGTGTGCAGCAGCACCAACTATTTCATCATAATTGTCCATACAAAGATAATCGTGATTCTTACTAAGCGCAATCATTTTTTCAACAACATCATGTAAGTCTTCATCGGTCTTGGCATCTTCACGAGCATATTCCATCATGCGAAGTAGTAATGGAATATCCATACTGACTGTATCAGTTGCATCTGCTTCTGGAATAATTTCTACATTTTCTGTTGATGGGATTTTTGGTTTACGAATAGCACTGCCTGGTAAAATTTTATCCATGGCTAAATCAATTCCAGCACGTTGTTTTTTAGTTTTACCAGCAGGATTTGCAGTTAAAACATTTGGATTGCGAGCAAGACGTTTGCCAACATATGATTTTAATGTATTTGTTTTTAATTCGTCAACGTGTTTTGGCTTTTTGCCGCGCTTCTTCATATTAATAGCAATCGCTGCTTGTTGCGCTGGACTACTTGCTTCAAAGATAATATCTTTAATTTTCATGGTCCACCGCCTACCATTTTCTTACCTGGTACGCCTTTATCTGTGCCTTTCCAATATCCAGTAAACTTTGGTCCACTTGGATTCTTTTCGGCATCGTTCATGGCACTTTCAGTTTTTTTATCAGTTGGTTTTTGCATTTTCTTTTTCTTTTTTATAAAAACTGCTGGACTTGTGCCATATAGTTCTGTTGAACGGTCATGTTTGTCAATTGCAGTATTTGTTTTGAATTGCAATTCACGATCAACTATGCCATCTTCTTTTACTTTTTTCTTTTTCTTTTTTTGATTATACGTTCCACCAAACAGCGAACCAATCTGTCCACGACCAATTATACCCACAGCACCAGCGCCACCAGCAATACCACCAGCACTACTTGCGCCAGCACTAGCACTTTCACCGATTACATGAAAACCAGCTTGTTGTTTACTTTTAACTAGTGCACTTGGAACCATAAGTGGTGCGCCTTGTATATTTCCGTTACTGTCAATTCTAGCCATTTTTACCATACCAGGAGTTTGTGTTAATCCTGGTTTCTTTGTTGGTGAACCGCCTGGCGTTTGTTGTGATTGTTGCGTTGGACTTGGGTTTTGAGTTCCACCTGTTTGAGAAGTCATAGGTGGTTGATCTTCGTACATATCACTAGGATAACGCATTTCATAATCAAGATAATCAAATACGCTTTCGATATAATCAGCGGCACGTGTTAACTTGCGTTGAACCCAACCTTCTAGACCTTGATCTTCACCAACATTTTTTAGTAAATCATGAATCATAAGTGCTAACTTAGCAGTGCGATAAAGTTCTTGGCGAGCCATTTGAACTTCGTGGTCTGGATATTGGTTGTATGTTTGTGGCATAGGTTCGCCAGTAAGTTGTGATTGGCAATCACATTCACTAAGTGATTTTACATAGTCTGGAATTTTGACCATATAACGTCCAGAGTATATTTTCCATAACATTCCATTAAATCGTTCTGCCAATTTCATGGCTTCGTCATAGTTTGTAATTAATGGACGACCGTTTTTTCCAATTAACTTACCATATACGTAAGAGTCAACAAGTTCATAATTCATGCAAATAATCCCATAATATTTATATTTAAGAGATTATTCGTAGATTGTAATTACCTATATGCAACGATAGTGTTTTATATGGTAAATCAAATTTCAAATCATTCAATCTAACTTTTCTAATTTTTGCTTCTTTGCCTTTGCAATTTCTTATTTCAAGAACATTATTGCTGTTATATTGAATATTTGCATGAAAACAATCAAGTATGTATTGATCTGACGGAATTTTAGGATATGAACGTTCAGTTATAAGTTGTTCGTTGAAGAATATTCTATAAACTATTTCTTCATTTTCATAATTTTGAACTGTTGGGATAATTTCTAATTGAACTAAAACTTCACTCATGCAATACTCTCTGAAGGTCTTTTAGTAATTTATCTTCAGAGTTTTTTAATTCACGATTTTGGGAGGTTTTTAATTTTGAAATTTTTGCTTGAAGTCGTCTAAGGTTTTTACGATTAAATTTTTTATTATTTTTTCTGAGGAATTTTATTGCTTGGTGTCTTATGTTAGTAGAATGAACTTTTAAATTTGAATTTAACTGATAATTCTCCCAAATCTGCACAATTTCATCCCACTGTGCTTGGGAGAGTGAAATATTTTCGTCAAGCATAGTTCTCTCCTCATTATTCATATCTCCCTAATCTTGCAAAACTAGAGAGTTCACGTGCTACTTTTGTGTAGTCACTATCTTCATATTTTATACCAATACCACCAGCACTTCGCCAACTTGAAATATTCTTGCCATAGTCATCAACTAAGATACAAGGATTACCACCAAGTGTAGCAAACATGGCTTTATTATGAGTTAATTCAATATGCTTAGGTGGCATATCACTTAAGTGCATACCTACCCAAGCCAACTTGCCAGGTGAACTGCGTGTATCGCCAGTAAGTGGGGTAGAACAAATATAATAACTACCAAATTCTTTAATTACATGCGCAACAAGTTGACGAGCATGTGGAAGTAACGGCAAATCTACCCAGAATGTAGGATGCTGTCGCACAAGTTCTAACTTTGCTTCTGGATTGTCTATATCTTTATAGTGGTCTTTGCCGTCCAATTTGGCCCACTCACCAAAAAAATCAGCGAGAACTCCATCTAAATCAAGGTAAACTCTGAACTTTTGGTAATCCATACTATATTTATCCCTATTATTGAACACAATTTAGTGTATCATATCCTGTGGATAAGTCAAGTATTATTAGACCGCAGACGCCGCAGCACCTGGTGCAGTGTATGCAACTTTTCTTGCTAATTTAGCAGCAGTAGGTGCTACTTTCTTGGCAATTCCAGCACCAACTTTGCCAATTTGCTCACCAGATTTTCCTAATATTTCTGCACCATAATCTATTGCAGAGTGTTCACCCCAGTGTAGTGCACTCTTTACCAATTCTGTGCTTGATGCAAAATTTAATAATGCACCAAATCCCCAAGATAAAGCACCAACCTCACTACCTGTTTTAACAGATTGGCTTAGTTTTTTACCTAATACCAAGGATTCAAAAGCAGCTAAGAATCCAGTTACAATAGCACCACCAATAATACCAAGTGGTAAAGTTAATATAACAGCAACTGCACCCAATATTACTGCTTGTAATTTAGGATGCTTTTCAGCAAATTGTCTAAACTTTTTTATATATTGGTTGATAGTATATCTAGTTTTTGGACTAAATGATTTAGCAAATATTTTTTGAACTAACTGATCAAATTTTTGATCAAAATTTTCTACTGCTTGGGCTGGTAACTTTAACAAATCTTGTAATGTATCATTTACTGATTTTTTAAGTTCATTGGCAGCAGCAGGCGGAACATCTTCAAGTAATATATTAGGATTAATTATGCTCTCAAATACTTTAAGTATTTGCTCTTCTGTTAGATCATTAACTGAGAATACAATTTCATTTATAAGCATATGTTATTTATTTCAAGTTAGAAAAGTGATGCGGTAAATGACTTTGCATAACCAATTGCTTTTTGATAGGCTTGTTTTATATAGTTTGTAAAAGATGGTGTTTTTACATTTTTCTTAGCATCTTCTAAAACTCTTTCTACATCAGGTTTAATTACTTCCCAAAATTTAATAAATCGTGTATATAAGTGGTTATATTTTTGATTGCCTTTTGTTCCTTCTGGAAACATGTCTCTGGTAATTTGGTTAACATTTAAAAAACGTTTAATATTTTTATATAGATTTTTAAGTTTTTGTTCATCTGCTTTTAATGCTAAGTCAAATGCTACTTCTGAAAATCTTAGTAATGCTTGTTGAAATCTCGCATTTATTTCATGAGGATTTCTCAAATACTCGTCGTGTGTTTGGTTTGGATCATAACTGTGACTTGATTTATGTGTTTTATTTGAATACCATTCTATATATTCATCAGAAGATTTAAAAGAATCAGTAGCATGAATCATTTCATGTGCAAGAATACTATATACTTGACCCCAATCACCTATTTTATTAGAATTTAATGCAATTTTATTTTGATTTCTGTTCCAATATCCACCAATATTTGGTTTTAATTTTTCAATAGTAATATTAATTTTCAATAAAAAAGATAACAAATAGTAAATTTTATCTTGATTTTTATCATTTACAACATTATTGCCCCATGACATAATTTGATTTATTTTTTTTTCAAATATTTCTTTTGTTGGTGCATTATCATCATTTGCAAGTAAATTATAAATTGTTTTGTTGAAACCTTGTTGTTTTACTTTTGTTTGCTCAATTAAATTATACATTAATTGTTCTGCAATTATATTAATTAATTTACTTTCTTCGGCTGTTTCAACTATAAACTCGTGTGCTCTCATGATAGTTGCTTTACACTCCAACCTGTAAAACCTGAATTATTTGCCAGCGGCGTGAAATGTCTTAACGCATCTTGATAAGAATTAAATTCTAATTCTTGTGATACCTGCGATCCATTACTAACAAATAAAGCATAAGTTCCACGACCACCTGGATTTGCAACATTAGGTCTTGATGCTGACGCAGGTTCAGCAGGAGGTTGATTTACAATAGCCTCGCCTGGTCCCATAAAGAATAATTCTTGTTCTTGGGTATCTGGATCAACTCTAAACAATACAACACCACGCAGACCGCCTAATGTTCCACCCCAGCGAAGTTGACTGTTATTTTTTACCAAATTATTACTATATATTTTTGCTTGACTTGGACTATTGGTAGAAAAGTTAGTTAGTTCGTTACCGTTTGATGTGTATTTCAAGATATATCTAACTTGTCTGCCCTCATCATCATTTGCATCTGGTGCGGCTTGTGCTTGTGGTTGTGCTTGTGGTGGTGTTGGAGCACGGTCTTCGCCACGAGACGTAATACGCATCATTTCATCACGCATATATTGTAGTGAATATTCATCTAACACTCGCACAGCAAAACGTTCTATTGGTAATTTAGTTACACCCCAGTGCTTTTCTGCAACAGGAACAGCGGCTTTTGTTATTTCACTACTATACGTATTGTATAAATCAACACCAGGTATATAGACCAGTGTTACACTATCTGTTTCATTTTGGTGTGTAGTATAATATTGAACACGAACCATACTGTAACCAGGATAACGTAGGTTAATATCAGCGAGTGGTAATTGGCGAGTATTAGCAAACTTAACTGCCAACTCAATCATTTCATATGGGTTAGTTCCCTTTATCTGAACAACTCGGTCACCGCTTTCATCTTCCAAGAAACCATCAACTGGACCAACACCAAGTGGTGTTACAGGCTTACGACGTTCTTGAACATCACGCAATTCTTTTATAAGTTGATCTTTGTCAATAGCACCAGCAGTATACTTTGCAAATATTTGCATAGTATTATCTTTTTCATTAATTCCAGCACTTACAAACTTATACAATTTCTTTTGGTATTCTTTGAAAGAATCTTCTGCGTCAGCCGCTGCTCCCATAACACGCACATAACGTAACATGGTTTTGCGGATTTCTTCATATTGTTCAAAGTAATTACCGCCAGCACTGCGAAATTCGATATAATTTGGTTTGATATTCACACTTACATAACGGTCGCCACGTGGTACTAGCAACTTGTTAATTTCTAATCTAGCAACATCACCCATAGCAGTTTTCATCTTGTCAAGAATTAGTGGAACATTCTTTTTAGCATTTCGCCCACGAACCTCACGCTTGGCTTGTTCAAAACTGCTTTTTGTCCAACGACTGTTAGCACGACCAAATGCTTTAAGCACATATTCATCACCTAACAACATAATCAATTTTAAGTGGTCAACATTTTCCATAGTTTGATAAGGGATAGATACACCAATATGGAAACCTGTTGTGCGGTTAGTATAGTAACCATTGCTCTTTGCCCAACTGAATACGCTTTCAAGAGCGTTTAGACCATTTTCCAAGTCCATTGGTGGTGATACAAGTTCAATTCCACCATCGCCATCGTTGCTTGGGCTATCAAGTGAACTATCTGGTTCAAATATCCAAGTGGTTTCATCACGATCTGCTCCGTGATAACCACTACTTGCACGTGCTTTATAGCCAGTTGTGCGTCTAAAATCATCTACAACATCACCAATATCTGTTGTTGGTTCTTCTCTACTTCTGCTATATGTATAATGCGGCCAAGATAGCGATTCACGAGTATTGCGATTTACCCAACGCATAAAGTCATACATATCATCAATGCTATTGCGACTTATGAATCTGCCCCAAGTATATTCTTCGTTTTCTTCCATCCAATTGGTGCGAACATTATCTTTGGCATCATCAAGTTCACGCTCACTTGCTTCGTCCGCAGGAGTATCGCCTAACTCTTCTTGAACTGCGTCTTTGTAATCATCGGTGCCTTCATATTCATTATCATAGGTTTCATACTGATATTCACTAAATGCTTCATAGAACGATTCTAATGCACTTTCAACATCACTGCGGGTATTGATATCACTACCACCAGTAAAGAAATTTATAACATCACGCTGACGATCACGATAGGATGCGCTGCTTGGAAACTCTTCGTTTGCATCCATATCCTCTTCTTCTTCCTCTTCGCCTTCTTCACCGCCAAGACCAGGAATATACATTTCAGTTTCAAACCCAACTTTCATACTCTTGGCAAATGGTGTATCGGCAAACTTTTCAAGAGATGTTGGACTCATATTGATTTCGTTTAGGATACTTTCTTCAAGGCTTTCGTCTCTATTTGGAACTTCTGCCAATTGCCAAGGTGCTGCCAAATTATGTTCCTCGGCATAACTTACAGCATAACGACGAGCACCAGTTACACTTGCAGCGTTAAATGTATGAACAACACGACTTTCACTATCCAAAATATTATATGTTGTGCCATTTGTAGCAGTAATGTTTGTTTGTGGTCTTGGGATAGCATTGCCCGCAATATCATAGCCACGATCAATTTCTGCTTGTGTATATTGGCGAGGTTGTTCTGGTTGTGCGGTTGGTTGAGGAATTAGTTGACCTTGCGTATCCCATAGATTATTGTTGTTTGGTGATCTTATAGCAATACTTGCTAATGGTAGACTACGTTCTTGCGCAAATCTTTGGGCTGCTTGCGTTG